GCGTTTGGTCAAACACCAGCAGAACTTGAAAAATCTGGTGTGATAAAACCCGGAGCACATAGATTAATTGACTCATTAGCACAAACAGGGGCTAATATAGCTCAATGTATGCCTGATACATTATTTTCAGGTCAACGAGGAGCAGAGAATTTAACTAACTTTTCTAGAAATATATCTGCTCAAGCTAATACAGAAGTTGTTAATTTACAAAAAACTCAAACTGAACTTACAAATGCAGGAGTCATTACTGGTAATGAAGCACCTAGTGAAATTGCAGGAGTAGTATTAGCAGGATCTACTACAGGTGTAAACAATACTATTGATGCTGTAAAAAATGTATCCTCAGGACAATCATCGGGTAGTGCAGTACCTAACGAAACTATCAAGCAAATAGGTGCAGGCGTAGCCGCAGCTGGAGTAGCATCTACTGTTATAGGTGCATTTGGTGGACTTACACAATCTTTAGCAGCGATGTCGAATACAAATCAAACGTCAGGTGTAGGAGTAGAAGCTGACGCATTTTCTGCTATATCACAAAGTTTTGCTGCAATGAAACCTAATGAGCCTCAAAGCTTGAAAAATATAAATGAAACTGCCGCAGAAAAAACCGCATTACAATCCGAACAAAATTCACAAACTAACACAAGTATAGTGTCTACAATAGTTGGAGGTACAGTTGGTGGCGTAATAGGCAATCAAATAGGCGGCGGATCGGGAAGAGCATTAGCAACTGCTGCCGGAGTAGTCGCAGGTTCAATAATAGGATCTACTTTATCTAGAAAACCAAAAAAATCAGCAACACCAACAGAAGCAAGTGGTGTGTCTAATTTACCGGGCGGAGAAAAAGCACTTGGTATGGTAGTGGATTCTAATAACCCTGATCAATCTAACATACCTGGTACTAGTGATCTAAAGGCTCAAATAGAGTCTACTGCAACAGATAAGATGAATAATTTAGCTACCACATCTGAGAACACCTTTAAGTCAATAAAAGACGCGGTAACATCTAAGTTATCATTGGGCGAGAAAGCCCAACTAGCGTCAGGTTTAGCATCTGTTGCGTCACAGGGTATAAAAAAGATAAAGTTACCTACTACTGCTAAAAATACAGTAAACAGAGAACCTATAAAAGAACAAACTCGCTCTTTGTTAAACGATTCAAAGATCCCTGAACCAGATTTTAGCGGCGAACCTGTTTCGTCTACTACTTCATCAAGTAGTATTACTAACGGTTCTAAAATAGAAACAGAAGCCAAATTAAAAGAAATAGATGCTAAGATTAAAAAAATAGAACAAAATGACCTTAAACTATTGCTCAGTGATGAAAGAAATTCATTACCCGGCGACACTAACATAGAAAGAAGAAAAAATGAAATAACAAATACGCTAAGAGACCTTTACAACGAAAAAGGAAGATTACTAGTAGAATTAAGTAATCAATAAACAATAAATACATTATGCCAACATATATAGGATTTAGTACAATCAACGCAGATAAACCTAAAACTACTAATGCCATACCGGGCAGTGCTGACGGTACCGGCGGAGTAGTTAATCCCATTGTCTATGGTAAAAAGTTTAGGATGCTAGACAATCAACTAGTGATTCAAGACTTTGTGAATGCTCTTAACATACCTTTAGGACAAAAAGTAGGTCAACCTGGATATGGAACTACGTTATGGTCTTTTGTGTTTGAACCAAACGATATTTCTACTCAACGACAAATAGAAAATGAAGTTAGGCGAGTAGCTAATTTAGACCCCAGACTACAACTAAACTATGTTAATGTGTATCCTAGAGAAAATGGAATCTTAATAGAAGTAGAAATGGCAGTAACTCCATTCAATGAAGCACTTGTATTATCGGTATTCTTTAATCAAGATACTAATATAGCCACAATCGTTTAATCTTAAAAACTCGGTTTTTTGTAATGATAAATATTATATATTAACCGAGACTTATTATGGCTACATCATCTAGACAATCAAGCTTATTTGGGGTAAATGACTGGAAACAGGTTTATCAAACATTTAGAGAAGCAGATTTTCGCAGCTATGACTACGAAACTTTACGTAAAAGTTTTATAGATTATTTGCGTTTATATTATCCTGAAACGTTCAATGATTACATTGAAAGTTCAGAGTTTATTGCTCTGCTAGACGTTATGGCCTACATGGGTCAAGGTCTTGCTTTTAGAAACGATTTAAACTCTCGTGAAAACTTTATTGACACTGCTGAACGCAGAGACTCGGTTATTAAATTAGCAAACTTAGTAAGTTATACTCCTAAGAGAAACTTAGCTGCTCAAGGTTATTTAAAAGTTACTAGTATTCAAACTACACAAAATTTGCTTGATATCAACGGTGTTAATCTTAGTAACTTACCTATACTGTGGAACGATCCTGCTAATCCAAATTGGTTAGAACAATTTAACACAATCATTAATGCTACTTTAATAGATACTCAGAGAATTGGTAGACCCGGTAACTCTGCCGAAATTTTGGATGTAACAACTAACGAATATACAATACGAATTCCAAATAATAGTTTACCTATTGCACCGTTTACTTCTACCGTAGACGGACAAAACATGAACTTTGAGTTAGTATCTGTTACTAGTGTAGGTGAAGATTTCATGTACGAAATTCCTCCTGCTCCAACAGGTAGATTTAACATTCTTTATCGCAACGACAAGCTAGGATATGGAAGTCCTGAAACTGGATTCTTTTTCTATTTTAAGCAAGGGACACTACAGAATTTTGATTTTAACTTAGAACAACAAATATCAAATCAAACAGTAGATATAGGTACTATTCAAGGTGTTAATAATACAGATACTTGGTTGTATCAGTTAAACAATAACAACGGTGATAGAACACTTTGGAGAAAAGTTGATAACGTATATGCAGATGCTTACTTGCAAACAGAATTTTCTGACAAGAAAATATTCTCAGTAAATTCTAGATTTAACGATCAAGTTACTTATATCTTTGGTGACGGTGTGTTTTCTGAAGTACCTGTAGGGTTATTCAGAGCGTATGTTCGCGCAGGTAATGCTCAAACTTATGTAATAGAACCTTCTGAAATGCAGGGAATTACTGTAGCATTTACTTATGTAAATCGCCAAGGCAGAAATGAAACGCTAACTATTGGCTTAGAATTACCACTAACTGTTTCTAATGCGCAGGCAAGAGAGCCATTAGCAGAGATTAAACAAAGAGCACCAACTCGTTATTATACACAAAACAGAATGGTAAATGGTGAAGACTATAACAACTTCCCTTATACCCTTTATAGTTCTATTATTAAAAGCAAAGCGATTAATCGTAGCTCTGTAGGTATTTCTAAGAACTTTGATTTATTAGATCCTACTGGAAAATATTCAAGTACAAATTCTTTTGGTTCTGATGGCGCCCTTTATCAAGATGATACTGATGGTTTCTTGACTCTTACTATAAACAACGTAAGTGATATTATCGCGTTCTTTAATAATACACTTGCATCAGTATTAGCAGCAAATAAAGCAAATCAGTATTATATTCAGAATTACCCAAGATACACTATAAGTGGTCCTACATATTGGCAAACTAGCTCAGTGGGAGCATCTAGTGAATCAGGATATTTTTACACTGTTTCGGGTAGCAATAATATTCCTACTAACTTAGGAACATTTTCTACGACTAACTCGAAGTATGTAACAACCGGAGCTATCTTAAAATTTGCTCCGCCAGCTGGTTTTTATTTTGATTCAAACAACAGACTTGTAGCAGGTATAGCACCTAATCCTAGTCAAACTTATCTTTGGAGTACTGTATTAAATGTAGTAGGTGATGGAAGCAATAATGGAGAGGGCAGCTTTGCTAATGGCACAGGACCAGTAACATTAAATGGATATGTTCCATCAGGTGTTACTTTAACTCAAGTTATTCCTGTATTTGATAATTCATTGTCAGCAACATTAATTAACGAGTGCGTAACACGTATGGACTTGCAACAGCCTTTCACTTTAGTGTTTAATAATGCTCTTACTATAAATGAAGAACGATGGACCATTAGACCTATTACAGAATCAAATTATTTTGTAAAATTTGAAAGTGCAGGTTCAAACAGATATAATATTACTATTAAGTCATTGACATATTACTTTGGTAGTGTAGCTGATACTAGATTTACGTTTGCTAGAGATGAGTTAGTTTATGATCCATTTACCGGAAAAATAATTCAAGACTTTATTAATGTTTTACAAGTAAATTCTCAACCTAATTCTACACAAAGTTTAGGTAAAGATATTAAAGTTAATATTTTAGGTCAAACCGTTCAATCTGATGGTTATGTAGATGACTTTCAAGTTGAAGTTGCTGCAACTGACGTAAACAATAGACAATTAATTTTGAATCCTGATTTCTTTGAACAAATTACTGGATATCAAACAGATGCAGCAAACATAGGTGTTTATGTTTTCTTTAGAGAAGTACAAGACGCTATTAATTTAACTAGAGATATAATAGTACCAACTTCTGATATAGTGTATCAGTTTGCAACTAAAACTCAAGTAGAAGTTGTAAAATACGATTATCCTTTAGGACAACTGTTTTATGCTTATCAAGAAAATAAATTTTATAAATCGTTACAAGATCAAACTGTAACAACTCCATCATATATTTTAGTAGAACAATCTGAATATTTTATTAGACCAGGTAGACAAGGTTTGTCTTTCCAATATAGACATAATTCTAATAATACAACTAGAATAGACCCTGCTACTACTAACATTATTGATCTATATGTAGTTACTCAGTCTTACTATACCGCATATCAAAACTGGATACAGGACTCAACAAATACAGTACCTATGCCAGATATGCCAACTATAAACGAGCTAAATCAAGAGTATGGGCAAGTTCAAAATTTCAAAATGTTGTCGGATTCTGTGGTGTTAAATAGTGTTGTGTTTAAACCTTTATTCGGACCTAAAGCAGATCCTGCGTTAAGAGCTACGATTAAAGTGATTAAACAAAGCAAAACAAATGCTAGTGACAGTGAAATTAGAAGCGCAGTTCTAACAGCAATGAACAATTATTTCAATGTTAATAATTGGAACTTTGGCGACACGTTCTTCTTCTCTGAGCTAAGTGCATATTTACATGCAGAGTGCGGAGAGTTGATTAGTTCTGCTGTTCTAGTTCCAAACGATCCTAGCAAGCGTTTTGGTGATTTGTATGAAATAAAGTGTATGCCTTACGAAATTTTCGTAAACGCTGCGGTAGCAAATGATGTATTGGTTGTAGCGGCTTTAACACCCGCTGAGTTACAAATTGGTAGGTAATCATTAAAAATGACAACAAGAGTTAGAACTTTAAACTTTCTTCCAGAGATTTTCCAAACAAAAACAAATACTGAGTTTTTGTCGGCTACTTTAGATCAGTTAGTAAATCCTCCTATCATTAAAAAGATACAAGGATATATTGGAAGTAAAGTTGGTTATGGAGTAAACGCTGATGATTATTATGTAACTGAACCAACTAAAACAAGAACTGATTATCAGTTAGATCCTGGGGTTGTTTTTACAAAAACAAACCAATCAACAGCACAAGATTTTATTAGCTATCCTGGTATTTTAGACGCATTAGAATTGCAAGGTGGCATTACTAATAACAATTCACGTTTATTTGAAAGTCAGATTTACTCTTGGGACTCATTTACTGATCTAGACAAAATAGTTAACTATAACCAGTACTATTGGATACCAACTGGTCCTCCTGCTGTAACTGTATCGTCTGCGTTAGTATATTCAACTAATGAATATATTGTTACTGATTTACCTAATGGATACAACATAAGAGAAGCTGGCGCAGCAGCAGGAGCAACTAATCCTACTATTACACTACTCAGAGGAGGCACATATCGTTTTATTGTAAATCAGCCTTCTCAGTTTTGGATTCAAGGTGAACCGGGCGTATCAGGTTTCAGTCCTACTCAGCCTAACTTACCAGTAAGAGATGTATTCGGTGTAAGCAATAACGGTGCAACTCAAGGTATAGTTACATTTACTGTTCCTAGTAAAGATGCGCAAAATGATTTTATATTCCCTGGAAATAATTTAGTAGATGTAGTAAGTACTTTACCTTTCGCAGAAGTAAATGGTATGCCATTATCTGAGTTAGGATCAATTGATAGTATTACTGCATTAAATGGTTTGCGTGTTATGTTTTATGACACAGGAGTTGTTAACGAAGTTGGTTATGTATCTGCATATTATGATGAAACTTCTTTTGATACCAATGATAATGCATTAGTAGCACCTTTAGTTGTTTCAATAGGAAGTACTAGCTCAGTAACAAATAGATTTACTTTGTCAACAGGTACTACTGATGAACTAGTAGTTGATAATACGATTACGTTTAATAGCCCTGCTATTGGTGGAGTTGTACCGGGAACGATTTATTATATTAAAAGCGTAGACAGTTCTACTCAGTTTACTGTTTCTGAAACATTAGGTGGCACTACATTCGCATTAACAACTGACTCAGGATCTATGACAGCCAATGCTAATCAAGGTCTTTACGAAGAGGGATTTTACACTACAGTTAATGAAAACTTTTATAGAATTTCTTATGTAGGCGATCCTTCATCACCTGTGATTAGATTGATACCTGACGGATTGATTCCTGTTGAACAAAAGATAACTGCTACTTATGGGTCAGAGTGGTTAAATCGTCAATTTTATAGAAACGCATTAGGTGTTATTTCGTTAGTACCTTATATCACCGCTCCTCTTGATGAATTGTATTATCAAGATGGGACATCAGCCAATAAAGTAGGATTAATTAGACTTGTTGAAAGTAACACTACAAATACTATAAATGTAGAAATTGATATTTTAGGTAAAAAGAATTACACATCTACAAACGGTGTGGTATTTACAAATGGATTGAAAGTTGAATTTGATGGAGACGTAATACCTTCAAGTTACTTAACAGGTGCTTACTATGTAGAAGGTGTGGGCACAGCAATTGAATTAATACCGGTAGAAACTTTAGTTTCTCCTGAAGACTTTACTACAAGTACTTTTGTTCCATACGATACTACTCCATACGATGTATCAAATTTCGACAGCGATTTGTTTATACCAACAGAACCTGACTACATCACTATTGCAAGAAATGCAATAAACAAAAATGCATGGTCAAGAAGTAATCGCTGGTTCCATTCTCAAGTGATTAGACAAACTGCGGTTTATAACAATAATCCTTCGATTCTAACTGCATTTGCTAAAGCAGAAAACAAAGCAAAAAGACCTATTATAGAATTTTATCCTAACTTGAGATTATTCAACTCAGGTACACAAGGAAAACAAGCTGTAGATTTTATTGATCAAAGAGCAACTGATGCATTATCACAAGTTGCTGGATTGAACAACTATTTCCCTGATGTAGAAGTGTATACTGAAGATACTGCTATTATCACAGGAGTAGTAGGAACATCTACTACGATTACTATTCCTACTAGTGATATCGTAGGAACTTTCCAAATTGGTCAATATGTTAGTGACTATTTGGATATATTGCCTACTAACACACAAATTACTAATATCACTGTGTCAACTACTAACACCGTTCTTACTGTGTCATGGGCAGTTAGTCAGTCAGTTGGATCAGCTACAGATGTAGCTATTATCGCTACCGATACAACCGTTAATAACTATGAGTTATTTACCGGTGCAAGAATTATATTTGCTGCTGACGAAGATGAAAACGTAAGAAATAAAATTTATGTTGCTAGCTTATCGCAACTATCAATAGGGTCTAATCCAGTTATTACGTTAACTGAAGCACTAGATGGCAATTGCGAGGAAAATGATCAAACAGCTATTCTAAGAGGCTATAATAATCAAGGTAATAGTTTTTACTTTAATGGTAGTGAATGGATTGCGGCACAAGAAAAAGTTACAGTAAATCAGGCTCCGTTATTTGACATATTTGACGAAAACGGAATTAGTTTTGGCGACACTGCAATTTATCAAGGGACATCATTTACTGGATGTAAGTTATTTGCATACGGTATAGGAACTGGCTCAGATGATCCTATTTTAGGATTCCCTATCAGATATAGTGCTATTAACAACGTAGGTGATATTAGCTTTGATGTTTCACTAAACAGCGATACTTTTGATTATGTAAGAGGAACTACTCCTATTACTCAAAAAGTCAACACTGGTTATGTGTTTAATTACGACACTAGAACTGATTATACAAGAGAATTAGGATGGCAAACTGCCGCAGCACCTAGTACACAGTATCAAGTATTTCAGTTTACTTATATTCCAGGTGAAAGCAACACATTTACTTGTGATGTTGCAGCATTAGACGAAGCCGAAGATACTTGGAATAGTGTTCAAGTATTTGTTAATAACGCTTGTCAGTGTGTTAGTCAGTATGAATACACTACTACCGCTAATACAACTACTATTGAATTATTAGATGCCAATGAACTGACTAGTGAAACACCTATAGAAATTTTAATAATAAGCAATCAGATTAGTAATCAAGCATATTATACTA